GATTTCGCATTTTTCTTTAAGTAAGTAGAGCGCGGCCGCAAAAGATCCAAGTTTTGTTCCACCTCCGGGGATTTTTGATATGAGCCTCTTAATGTTAGCGCAGAGGCGAATGAAAGGAGTCCAACTAGCAATATCTTCGGGACTTTCAACTTTTTTAGATTTAATGCGCTGACCATCTTTATCGATGATACCTTGTTTATAAGCATCCCAATTTTCCCACTTCATAACAAGCATACGAACAAATCGAAACGCATAGGTCAAATCTGCGGCTGACTTCACTATTCCCATTAGATTTTCCTTAATGCCTCTATTACGGTTTTATCTTGTTCGAAGCCAATTATTTGATCATTTGTAATATAATTTAAAAATATTAAAAATGGTTTTATAACTGGCCAATGTTTTTCATTTAATTTTAATTCTAATATTTCAAGTGCTGCTTCCATTCCAAATGAATTGAATACAACAATTAAGTGATTCATAATCAATCTTTCAGATAACTCACCTGTTTCGAGATAGCGATTCACCAATCTCTTAATATAAGTGTATCTTTTAAGATCATCATAAAAGTCCTCTATGTCAGAAAACTGAGGATTACTATAATGTTTTGCGGCGTAGAGAAAAAGATTTTCTTCAGTGAGTTTTTCAAATATCAGCATAATGTTATTTATTATAATTTAGTTAATAACTGATTTCAGCCTTTCAATCAATGTTGCTTTCTTTTCTCTACGATCAAGTTCAATACCATGCTCTCTTCCAACTTCTTCAAGCTCAAGCTTTGTCATATCAAAGAGATCAACATCCTCATCTACCTCGATTGGTTCCATTGGCTCAGGAGCTGGAGGTGGTGGAGGTGGAGGTGGAGCAATTGCTACTCCAAGATACTCATCAATTTGAGATTGTGTATGTCTACGAGCTACAAGTAGTTCGCCTGTACGAGGATGTTCCCAACCACGAACTGTTGGAATAGCATCTTTTTGATGATTAGGAGGATTAATTGCCACTCTTCATCTCCTTATAAGCTGCTGCAACTCGATTGATGATTTGTTTATCACCAACTTTTGCGTCATTTGGACGTTTTGCTGCATTTGGTCCAGCGCGACCAGCTTTAGATGCATCATCATGTCCAAGCTCTTCTACGTCTTTACCGTTGATGCCGACTTCTGGATTTCCATCAGCCTTCATATCTTGTTTCATTTTCTTGCCACCAGGAGAGTCATACTGTCCATGTGGTTCAGAAGGTGTAGCACCTTTCATATGGGCATCTGCTTTTTCCCAAATAGACATAAGACGCTGGCGGATTGAAGTGGATTCTTTTTGTTCCATTTCATTTCCTTTCGATTTGCCGTTATCCAATTTTGGATTTACATTACCAGTTTCTTGTTTTTCTTTTTTCTTACGAAGACCTTTAAAGTCATTTGCAGTAATCTTACCATCTTTGTCATGGTCGAGTTTGTGCTGTGCACCTTTTAACTCTTCTTTTTCTACTGCTTCGTTTTTCTTTTCTTTATCCCAAGGTGCCTTCGGTAAAGTTACTTGATCTTTAGACTTGGCTGTACGAGCCGCCTTGGCCAATCCTTTCTGAATGTCCTTTTGGGACAATGTTTTTTCTTCCATACTTGTTTCCTCATTTTGAAGTTTGGCCAGTCTTTCTTTAGCATGCTTCAATGCTTTAGCATGCGCTTGTTGTGAATTCATATGCTTCACTGCATCGCCACGATTATCTGCTTCTTTGCCCATTTGTTGATGATGGTCATGAGCTTTTTGATGGCGAGCAATCACATCTTTTAAATTATCAATGTGTTTTTGATTATCTTCGTTCGTTGGAGCTTTATAATCGGGTTTTTGCCTTTCAGGATATTTTTTTCCAGTTTTTGGATCTACTTCATCCTTATGACCTGATGGTACGTAATAGCTTACTCCAGTTGGTCCGTATGCTTTACCTTCTTCAACTGCTTCTTTTGCTGGTACTTTTGCTTTGCCAGTCAACTTATCAACAGCCATTTTTGTGCCGTGTTGACGTTTTAAAAATTGGTTAATTCCAGATTTACGTTGTTTTTCGTAATCTTTTTTAACATCAGGTGATGCGCCTGCTTGACCCATACCACCTCTTCCAGTTTTATCTCCTGCATCTGCAGCGGATGCTGGCACTTTTTTCAAATATCTACCAGCCAATCCCTTTGAAATTTCGCTAAATCTTTTCATTTGTTTTTCCTTTTACATGTAGATATTAGTGCCAACTGCACCGGCTGCAGCAACAACTGCAACCCAAAATAATTTATTTAATACTGTCACTGTTCTATGATTATCTAATACAATTCTTTCTATCTCATCAATTTTACCAGATAATCTATTTATCCTTTCAAATTGATTATTATGGTGCTCTTGTAAAGTACCAATCTTTTCTTCAGCGCGAGCCAATGCCACCATTGCATCAGTAAGCTGATCGAGTTTATCCTCGATTCTTTCTAGTCGAGTTTCTGTGGTTTGAGAAGGCATTTGCTCTAATCCTTGTTTCATTAGTTATCTACTTTCGCTCCAGCTCTCCATTGATAACAAGACCAATATCGTGCTTTCCATTTTGGTCCTGGATTCTCACAGTTATGACGCGCTCTAAATGATTTACGTCTTGCTGGATCATCTCTTTTAATTTCCATATTAGGATCACCAAAAGATACCTTTACGACATTACCTTTATCGTTTTTAACATAAACATAAAATTTCTTACTACCACCACGAGTTGGGTTATTCAATGTAACCTTTTTACCCTGATACTCGGCTTCTGTGATTTCTAAATCTTCATATAAATCACATGCTTCACAGTAATCGTCAATCTCTTCTGCTCTATATTCTTTAAATTTCATCTTACTGCCCCGGCGTTTTCTTTCTAGCTCTGATAGTTGAAAGGTCTGTACCCCATTCTGGTTGATTATCATACCATTGATCTGTACGTTCATCAATCTCACCATCACCATCATCATCTCGTCCTTGAGCTTTTAGACGAAATGTTCTTTTTACTACAGCATCAGTTACACGCTTCACGTCTCGAATCATCGATGGCTGTTTTACGATCTTACGAAGTTCTTGCTTTAATGCACCTGGTCCAGCAGCTTGCATAAACATTGCTGGCAATCCTTCGATATCAACCCTAAATGTCATTTCTTCATTAAGATCTACAGATTCGTTTGCTTTACGAAACTTACGTACAGCATTACGATCTGCCATACCCAAACCTTTTACACGCTTCGCTCGAGTTTTAAGATCTGCTGAATGATCAGTTTTTCTTAAAATATTTGCAACTGCAGAATTTGTGGCACGATCTTTACTATATTTTGCTTTGTCTTTATATGACTGCATTGCCTTTGGTGTATCAAGAACTTCATCTACACCTTCTTTTGTTTTGTATGGTCCTTTTGTTACACGATTCCGTTTTGGTCCCATATGTAACCAACCTGCATCAACATGTTTTTTCACATCTTTCTTATCAACTTTTTTCGAGACGCGAGTAATAGGATGCATAATAGTAGCTTTAGTACCAACTTTTGACATATCGATTGCTTCATCAACCGATTCGTTTTTCGCTTTCATATAAGCAGCAATCGCCATATCTCGGCGTTCTTTTGCGTCTTTACCTTTAAATTGTGGGGCATCTGACTTTTTAAAGTCATCAATCCATGCACCCATACCGTCTGATACTTTTAATGGCATTATGCTTTCCCCGCTAAATCTTTATCGGCACCGCCATAGGTACCTTTTCCTTTTGTAGCAAACGCATTGACTCTTGCCATTCCCCATTGTTGAGGAGTGGTTCCTGGTCGGTGACCAGTTCTCCAAGCGGCAACACCTCTATTATATACTTTACGCAAAGTACTGAGTTTCATACCAGATTTCTCTGCTTTTTTCTTTAATGCTGCAGTTGCATCTTCTGCAATATACGCTTTAAATTTCATCATGGATTTGCTGTCCTATTTACTTTTTTAACATCTCGCATTCTTGCTCGATCCATCATGCGATCATGTCTTTTCGCATCTGATTCTTTCTCGCGATCAATTCTTTTCTTAGCAATGTCAACCTGAGTATCTTGCTCGCCATACATCTGCTTGAATCTTTTTGTGTGTTTCGAAGGTTTTGTCTTAGCTCTTGCATCTCCAGGCGCCGGCTTATATGCTGCTGGGTTGTTATCATCCATCGATGCTCCTTTTTTGAAATGAGCCTTTCGTGCAGTAGAAGTTGACTTTGACAAACCTTTATAATATGCTGCGCCTTCAGAAAGACCTTCTTTTGCCACAGAAAATGAAGCCACAGGAATTTCTTCTTTGAGGTGTTCAATATCTGTTAACCATTTGCGGTATGTATTGCCACTACCTTCGATGATAACGTAGTTGGCTCCGAGTCTTTTAATTTCTGAGATTTCTCCAGTATCTTTGTTGATGACTGTATCTCCGATATTGTAGAGCATGCCATTAACATAGTTTTCTCTAATTTCTGATACGGGCTCAAGTTGAACATGTCTTTTAAATTCATTTTCTTCTTTCAATCCCATGCCTTTACGGACATCATTAAATAAACGTCTAGCATCCGGATTTGACATTGCTTTTGGAAGATTTTGCGCGAAAGATGTAAAGTTATTATTTGCAGCAAATTCTCGCTGTTTAGTTCCTGATGCACCTTTTGCACCCTTAGCATCTGGATCACGTTGACCAGCTGATACTACATTTATTTTTTGAAAGTTATAGAGTCCGTGTTTGCCTTTTTTGCCATTATACTTATTTAGTAATATATCAAACTCACGAACTCTATCTGAACCTACCACCATTACAACATTTTTAAATCCTTCGTTATATAACGATGTTGCAGCATCAAATAAATTTCTAATCTTTTTATTAAGCATAATCATACGAGCATGCTTTGGAAACATCTTTCTCACATGTTTAATTTTATTTGTATATGGCAACGGATTTTCTTTAGGGTCCTCAGACTGTGATAAGAAAACTCTATATGGATTTTTTGCGGCTTTAATCGCAATTGTATTTAATAACTTCTCATGACCAATCGTAGGAGGATTCATGCGGCCAAAAGTAAAATAGACCGTTTTTTCCTCTTCGACTAAAAAGTTCTTGAATGAACTAAAACTCAACCTTTTTTCCTCGCAACCTCTGCTTTACGAATAGCTGGGAACATCTTTGTCGCCAACCTATCTATTCGTGATTTCATTTTATCTAAACGCTTTTCGATTTCTTGACGACGTGCAAAATTCAATTCGCCTTTTGGAATATCACGAGTAAGTTTCTTAAGGATTGCGGTACGGGCTGCTCTGCGTGCACGTTTTACGAGCTTATCTTTTGGTGCCATTTTACGCATAGCTCTACGTCTTCCCATTGCAATGCGAGCTTTCGCTTTTTTCATTGCACGAGAACGCTTTAATCTTTGTTGTACACTGAGAGCTTCGTGAAAACCTTTACCGTCGCAATGATCACAACCTTTACCATTGCATTCTGGACATTCAGTTTTCTCAGAATATTCTTTTACCCAATTTTTACCGTTGGGATCATATGCATCGTATTGGCAATTATTTTCTTTTGTTGGTTGACCAAACTTATCGCCACAATTTTTGCAGCACATGCCTTCCATTGAAGCTTCGGTTGGATCACCTGCTCCACGGCGTTTCCGCTTGTATGCGTTGTATTTTTCCTGGTCTGTAGCGCCAGGTTTATAGTCTACGGACATATAGTCCTTAAAGCCTATTGGCATCTTTATCTCCCCGGTTTATCCCATCCTTTTATAATGTTTGGTGAAAAGTTGGCATAGGAAAATTCTAACCTATCAACTATTTTCACCGCATCACCACCAAGTTTATCTATTGCAACGTAACCTTCTTGGCCTGTTGTACGATAACCTTTTTTTGTTTTTAAAAACGTTTGCGTATTATTTAGTTTATTAAGTATATTTATAATTTTTAATTTCGCCAAAACGATAACTTTTTGCAAATCGAACATTAATTTTAGCGATTTTTTATTGGCAGGACTAAAAAACTTTAATATTTCTTCTCGTCTTTGATCGACAGCTAATTGTCCTCGTGCCGATTTACGTGCCATTCTCTCACGGTCAAATTTTTGGTTGATCCATTTGATAAGGTTATTTGTATGTTGTGTTGTATTTCCCACGACTTCACCTTTTCTGACGAAGGTGTTGTTGAAGGTTTCCACCATTTGAGCAAGCTTATCATTGGCTTCCAACTGCCGAAGAGTTGTACCACTGATTTGATTGAAAATTTTTCCGGCCTGAGACAAATAACCATTAACTTCCTCCGTGTCTTTTTTAGACATAGTATAACGAGTCATATCCCTAAGCGTTGCGTCTTGGCTCCACACATTTCGGCTTGGCTTAAGCTTAGAGGCGTCAACTCCGTACGAAGCTTTGAGAGACTCGAAGGTGTTACCCGTATAGGCTGTATGCCACACGATTCCAATTTTTGATTTCTTAACATCGCGAGCTCCATCCGACTCAGCTGGCAACGCATAGACGATAGTATTAGGATGAAATGTAACATATTTCTTTCCTTTAATTTTTTGTGTTTTTACATCACCTGGTCCAAAAAGGAAATCGCCTTGAATAATTCCTTTAATACCCAATGCAGGTAATTCTTTTAATGCTGCTTTTAGTTTGACATTCAAATCACCCGAAGTGTCAGCGTCAACATCAGCAGGAGTTTTGTAAACTTTAGGATTTTTGTTAAAGATACCTTTTTTAGCGACAAAAAACTTTCCGTCACGAGGATCAGTACCAGCAAATATAGCAGGAGCACCATCCCATTTAACAGTAACATTTCCATCTTTAACACCACCTAATGTATCTCTTAGCATTCGTAAAGCAAGAATTGCATCACGTGTTCCTTTGACTCCACCGTAGAGAACTTTATCCTCTATGTGAGTCATATGTGTATTCTTTTGTTCCGTTATATATTCTTTAAAGCTCATTTGTCTACTATCCGTCCGTAACTAATACTATATCAAATGATGATGAAATTGTTGAACCGGCTGATGCAATTGCTCTTATTTCCACATCTGTTTTTGGCGGAAGGCGAATTGGAATTTGATAATCTCGAGTATGAAAACCACCAGGAACATCCATAATATCTCTTGTTCTAAATGCTCCAGCAACGGCTTCAATTTGTCTCGTAAATAGTGTTGCAGTTGCTGAAGAGTTATAAGCGCCAACTCCAACATTCCATTTAGTTAAATATCCAGTGCAGTGAGCTGGAACAGTATAAAGACCTAACATTGTTTGACCTAGACCATAAGTCGTACCAGTTCCAATAAGACCAATATCAGCTAATATTGTACCAGTGCCACCTGCTCCTGTTGATATCCTTATATTACCTTCATTTGTTCCAGTTGAACCTGAAGATGCAACAAACGCACGAAATATTCTCAAAAAATTAGTAGTACCTACAAGATTGTTAACTGGCGGAGTCGCTTCAATCTGATTGTAATTTTCATCCAATCCTAGGATCGTTAC